CTCATCTCCAAGGATACGTAGAATTCGAATGGAAGTGTCGACCGACATCCCATAAACTAAACACGGCAATCCACTGGGAAAAAGCCAAGGCAGACGCAGCAACGAACCGCCAGTACTGCTCCAAAACTGGACCACCATTCTCCGAATTTGGATGGCCACAGAAATTGAAGATTATTGAAACTTTTAGACCCTTTCAACAGAGGATTGTGGACCTTGTCCAAACCGAACCTAATGACCGAACTATCCATTGGTTTTGGGAGGGTAAAGGCAACATTGGCAAAACTGCACTTATGAAGTACCTAGTTGTCAAGCACGGTGCCCTCCCTTGTATCGGGGGCAAATTTGGAGACATTATGAACCTGGTTTTTAACCAGGATATGGAAAAGTCAAACATCGTAATCTTTAACATTCCTAGGGGTCACAAAGCACTGGTCAACTACGCTGCGCTTGAGTCTGTGAAGGACGGGATGATTGTAAACAACAAGTACGAGACTGGATTCAAAGTATTCAACCCGCCACACGTGGTAGTCTTCGCAAATTTCCCACCCGATAGGACGCACTTGTCGGAGGATAGATGGGTTGTAGAAGAACTCGTAGACGAGGTGATGATTTAGAAGAACCACTTCGTAAATCCCATTAGTAAATATTCCTCTCACTTTCGTGCCGTGCGTCGCAAAGCTCAAGGTTTGAGCGGGGCAACAAGTTGGCCCTCCAAACTTGACTTTGAACACTCCCCGCGATATTCGAGTAAATTTCCTAATGGGATTTCCTACGCTCGCGGGGGTTGTTGGGAACAGGATTGTTGGCTAAAGGGGGGGGGGATAGACAAGATGGCTTTTAAGTCATCTTACCTATTGAAGACTCTATATCTAGGAGTCTGTGTAGTAGAACCTGGAATCACAGCAGAATTCTAAATCTGATGCTATCTGAATGTCATCAGAGGCAAAGCGGCTCCAAACAAACAACTGAAAGTTACCATTGTTGGGGATATGAGGGCTGGTCTGGTCAGTCCAATCTATGCTATCCTTGTCTGAGAAGTTAATCTCAAACTTGAATCTCTTTGTCTGTTTGGTGTACGGGCTCATCGACAAGTAGAACTCCTTGTCGCAGCCCTTATGCATCGGACGGGCGACCTTCCAATTGTACGGACGTACAATATCACTGTAATCACTACTTTCGGCTACTGGCAAATTGCTATTACCCATAAATAACTTTGGACTATTTGTCCCTAGGTTAGTCGGCTTCTGGTTAGTCGCAGAGGTCTGCGTCTGCCCCTCACCTATACGTAGCAGCGAAAGTCTCACATACTGCCCGGTCCGAAATGCGACGTTTGGGTCAGTCGTAGAGTCTGACAACGCCCTGGGTCGGAACCAACCCTCTACAACCAGTTTCCGGGGTTTCACAGAATTGCCTACTCTCTGGTCCCCGGCGTTGCCGCGGCTAAAGTGGGTCATACCGACTAGCGATTCCTCGCCGCCAGCTGACACTGTCAACTCGTCAAAATTGGTGAATTTACACTTCACTTCTTGCTGTTCCCGAATAGCTTTTTGTACAACTTGTTTAACCATTTTAGTAGAAGAACGCTTAGGAGCGCGGCCGCGCTTTTTCGACTGTTTTCGCACATAAACCATTTACATATATACAAGATTTTCTTTCTAAGTATTTTACGCGGGGGTTAAGTTAGTTGTGAATTCAACTTAAACAATCCTCGCCACATAGTCTATATGGCGTCCGATAGTTCCTGTAGTTCCGGGGGGGGAGGTAATACTAGTACTCCCCCCACCAAGAAGACTAAACAAATAGCACCTTCTAAAAGGTGGTGTTTCACACTTAACAACTACACCGAAGAGGACTGTAGTTCCATAGTTCCAAAGTTCCAGGAAACCGCAACTCGATGGGTCATCGGCAAGGAGGTTGGAGAAGAGGGCACGCCTCATCTCCAAGGATACGTAGAATTCGAATGGAAGTGTCGACCGACATCCCATAAACTAAACACGGCAATCCACTGGGAAAAAGCCAAGGCAGACGCAG